CGATGTTAGGGGACAGCTTGTGTGTCCTGGGCTTCGACTTTTTGCACACGGGGCACGCCTGGACGATTTGACCCTTCTTCACCGTGTACGTCATCAGCTTATCGTGCCTCTCCCCGACCGTTTCACAAAACCTCGAGGTCGTCGTCACCGAGAGCGCCCCACCTTTTTGCCGTTTTATGTCCACGACCTTCGTACCCTCGTCCACCTTCATCCATCTGTTCATGAAATGTTCGATCTGGGATTTGACGTTGGGCATCGGTTTATCCATGTACTTCCTGATTTCCTTACATTTGGAAATCTCAGCCTTGTTCGGGTACAGCGCTTTCGCGATATCCTCGGAAAGTTCGTGTCTCCGCCCGACGAAATCTTTACAGAATCCGTCCGCGCGGCCGTCGAGAGTCGGGCACGTGCAGAAACACTTCTGCAGAATGTGTCTACCGCTGACCAAAAACCAGACGTGATTCGAACCGTGTTTCCTCTGAATATTCTCGCACCACTTTGAAGTGCTGGAGAGGAGAAACGTGTCCTTGCTCTTGTACATCTTAGTCAGGAACGCATCTCCCTGACTGGGCATGTTTTTCTGTATGAACGTCTCCAACCGATTCTGCAGGACGCTGTCGTGGATCTCGTCTTTGGTCTGTTCAGTCGAAAACGAACCTTCCTTTCGCTGTTTCGGTTTCGGTAGGGCCTCCGCCGTCACGGGTTTTTCGGTTCTGACCGCCGTGGCTTTGAGGATCACCGTGTCCGGTTCAGACGGGATCCTCGAGAGTGACGAAAGCGGCCACGTGTACTTGAACAGCGGGAGGTACATACCCTCGACCACCCCTTTCGCGAGTTTGTGCGACCAGGGCATACGAAACCCGCTCCCCTTGGTCCGGCGCGCGGGGTCGCCGTAGACGCTCGAGTCCACGATCGCGTCCCACTCAGTTCCTCGGTCGTAACCGAAGAGATCGGAGATGATGTATTGTCGCAGGTACACCGCGGCGGTCTGTTCGACAACGAAACCCGGCCAATTGAGGTGCACACCCGTCTTGATTTTTTCACCAGCCTTCTTGGGTTGCGCGACGGACACGATACACTCTTTTCCCCCGAACTTTTTCACGCATCTACATATCACGGTGGATATCTGACTGATCTCGTCTATGCCGAGACCGTCGTCGGCTTTGTAATCGAGGTCTACGAAAAAGTTATACGTCGGGGTTTTCTGTTCCACGACGAATACTTTCTCGTCAGCTTGCACAGCCTCGATGTATTTGTCGTAAAATTCGTCCAATCTATCATACGGCACGGACAGGCATCCGCCGTCCAGGAGCACGTGTGATGGGTTGGGGACTTTTCTCAAGAAGCCGTTCTGGGAACACCAACTTTTGAACATACTTACTTTACATACATATTAATCCTCGTCTCTAAACCAGTTCGACGAACAGGAGACGTCCTGATAAATCTTCGTTTCGCTCAGTTCCTTCTTAAAGGTGAGGAGTTCGTAGACGGTCATCTTCTCATTTTCCCTGACCCAATCCTCGATCTCGGAGTCGCACAGACCCCGGTTCTTCTCGAGAAGTTCAGAGATTTGTCTCAGTATGAAAGCTTTCGATTTCATTATTTTATACTGAAGGTTTTTCTATCGGGGGTTTGCATGCACCTGTAAAACTCTGGATTTTTAATGACATTATCTATGATCAACTTCCATCGCTTACGCGAATTAAACTCGGGGAGTGTGTCGTAGCTCATGTGATCGTTCTCGTCGAAGGTCTTGCGAATGGGTTGGTTGTGTAGTTTTTTCAGTTGCATCTTGGCCTTCTCCTCGTAGAATCGCTTGACCTGTCCGTGCTGCTCCGCCCTGTTGAAATCGACAAAGAACACGAAACAGTTATACTCGAGGTCCACCGTGGGACTTTCCTTCACGGTGAACTTGAAATCTGTATACTCACCGTTTTTCAAGTTGAGAACCCCGCGGGTCTCCTCCTCGAGTTCCCGAAGCGCACACCGGATCGGGTTGGTGATTTCCCTTCGGCGACATCCCCCCGTGACAAAAATCCAATCTTTGAACCGCCAATCGCGCACGGTCAAGAACCGCGGTTGATCACCGTTGAAACTAACTGGTATCGCTATGGCCTTGTGCTTTTTCATCGCGCATGCGCGTTTCTACAATAGGCTGACATTCTTATTCCTCGGATTTTTCTTCCGCCTCCTCGGCGACGAGCGCGGGCTCTTCTTTCGCACCGCCGCCACTGGACTGGGAAAGATGGCGCGCGACGTGCGCTGAGAAAACCTTGAGCTCGTCGACCTCCTGCTTCGCCTTGTTCAGCTCCCTGAAGAGGAAGACGAGGCCGGCGATGCAGGCGATTGCGGCGATGGTGGTGAGAATTTCACGGTCGATCGGGATCATTTACTGTACCTACGATTTTTTCTTTTAAGTAGTGATCACGCCCATGGAAACCCTGTCGTCTTTCGGACACTGGTACGGGGTGGTTGCGAATTGCACGGCTTGGTAATGCGTGGCCTGGCACGATTTCTCGGTCGGCGGCGTGGGCTGACCCACGAACTTCTCGAGAGTCTGTGACCTTGGGTTATACGTCAATACAAAGACGACTGCTAGGAGGAAGATTGTTTTCCACATACTTACTATTTAGTTAGAATATAAAAGGCCAGCCATGCCGTTCTCCACCCTGAGTACGTTGTAGTTGACGGCGTAGATGTCCTCGTCGAACTTACCGACACCAGCACCGGCGTGGCCTGCGGACTGGATCCGAGCCGAGTCGAGTCGGCTGAAATTTAGACTACCGGTGGGCTGGAGCTTCGCAGCGTCGAGGCAGAAAGGCACGAAGAAAAGATTCGTACCCTTGACACTGGAGTTTGACGTGTGGTAGTAGAGGGGCACGGACGTGAAGTTGGGATCGGCGAATTTGTAATCGCCGATATCAGTACCGTTGATCTGGAGCTTGAGCTTGTTCGCCTCGTGGAGGATGGACATGGCGCTGCCCTTAGCGGCGGCGAGGTACTTGATCGGGTGATTGTAGTTGAGTTCCTGGATCAGGCTCTTGGACGCGATGCTCTTCTGGACCTGGGTGATGAGCATGTTATGGGACCCGGAGCTGAACGCGGCGCGCTCGTCGGTGTCGAGGTACGCGAAGTTTGCGTAGACGTTCCAGCCCCAGCTCGAGGCGCTGCCACCCCAGGTGATGCGAATTTCGACGTCGTGGTACTGGAGGGCCACCAACGGGAGCGCGCTCTGCCAGTTCTCGCAGAAGCTGAACCGAAGCGGGTAGAACTTGGCAGTACCCGCACCGTCGTAGAGACCACCGGCCACGGACTTGGAGAAGTTAGTGGCGGAAAGGGTGGGCGCGATGAGCGTGGAGTACGTGGAGTCCTGGGTGTCAACCACTTGACCGCCGATCAAGAGCTCGACCTTAGAGATTAGGGTGGTCCAATCAGAGACGGGTGCCGTGTCGGCGTCGACGACGACGTAGGGTGCGAAGTACACGTAGTTGAGAAGGTCACCCTTGCGCTCGAAGCGCACGGTGGACATGCCGTTGTTGTTGACGTTGCCCTGGATGACCTGACGCTCGCAGGTCTGACTGAAATTTGTGTGTCGTTTGTACGTTGAGCGAAAGAAACTAACTTCGGGGGCGCCGACGAGGTGCGCATCCTGAGCGCCTACGGCGACGAGTTGGGCGATTCCGCCGGACATTTTATACTGTATACTGACATAATTTTTAAGCCTGTTCGAGTTGCTCGATTCTTTTCGTGAGACTGAAAACCACGTTCTGGAGGAGGGTGACCTGCGACGCGATACCCGCGAGGTGGTCGAGGTCGACGCTCACGGTGGACCCCCCGCTCGGGTTGACCGTAGGTTTTTCGGGCCACACGGGGTTCTCCGGGTCTTCGGTGAGCGAAGGGAGGTCGCGGAGCGCCTGGCGGTACCGCGTCCACTCGTCTCTCATCTGATTTGGGATATGGTAATCCGTGGAGAAAATCCAATCCACCTCGGCGAGGCGCTGGTTGCGTAATAACCGAATGAGTTCCATCGGATCCATCTCGTCGTATCCTGTCGTGGGTACCATTTATTATACCTTCACAATTTTTATCCAACGAGATAACCACTGAAACCGTTGTGTCTATCACCTCCTACGTAAAACGCATAATTGCTAGACGGTAAATACATCCCAAGAGTGTCACCGGCGTTCATCGGTACTATCCATTCACCCGCACCTGAGTATATGCTATATGGCCCCCGCGCCCAATACGAACCATTTAACCAAGGCCTTACCCAGAAAGGTTTACTGGTACTTTGACCGTACCCGTAACAGTGAAATTTATATGCACCGGTGATCGGAGCTGTAAATAAACCTGTGGATGCATCGTAACAGACACCCCTGTTATATAACACATCGTTGAAAACCGCGACCCCGGGGCCTATGGATCGACTCGAAGCGTTGCTCAGTTCCGCGTAAAAGGCGGGTTTTTGATTCGTGATTACACCGTCAACGTTCAAGTTCCCCCTCACATCCAACTGGGCTTCAGGGGCTTTCCCGATGCCGACGGCCGTGTCGCTGATGACCATGGACCGCCCGGTTCGGCCGAGACGGTACAACTTTTGGACCTCCGAGGGTTCGAGGGCGACCGAGTAAATTTTGGGGTTTGAAACCATTCCATTGTACCATTGGACGTTATCGTCTCTGCCTATTCTAACCTCGGGATTTGAAGGTAGATTTAAGGAGTTAAAAGACGAAGCGTTATCGACACTAGTGGGTGTCTTATATTCACCGTTGAGGTAAAATTTATAAGAATCCTGAACAGATCCACCATCGTACGTTACTGCTATATGGTACCACCTGTTATCGTCAATTGTTTCAACATATTGAAAACCAAACCCATCTACACTCATCACCCATTTAGATGTATTTAACCACATATACAGATAAGAATAGGTTCCAGTGTTTGTTCCCACCGTAAATGCACACCTCGGGGTCGTATCAGCACCATTGATCCAATAGGACTGTGTGTGTGCGTACGCACCGGAAGCACCATTCAGCGTTGCCTTTATATAATTAGAGGAAGAACTTGGGAAACCAGTAAACGCCTTATCCGCTGCGGAGTACTGGGCAGTTCCGTAAAACCTCCCATGATTCCCCTTCCCCGAGATATCTGTGGGTGAGGAATTGACGGTGGTGTCGAAATCCACCACCAACTTCTCGGGTCTCGGGGTTTCCGTATCCACGTCGTACCGCGAAATGCGGGGAACATCGAGGGACTGCCCTAGAGTCAGCGGCCCCGGAAACTCAATCTGACCCAAGGTTTTGAAATCCATGAGGACGTTGGACTCCACTACGATCGCCGTGTTCGCCGTCAACTCGATGTTACTCGTCGCCTTGAAGGCGGTCGTCGGGTTGGTGAACTGGAGCGTGTTACTGGTGGTGTTGCTCGTGTCTGAGACAGACTGAAGTCCGTGCGAGGCGCTGACGATGGCTCCGCCGATGGTCATCCCCTGAGCGTGCACCGAACCGTTCCTGAC